TAGAATTGGGTACCTTGATGTACCACTGGGTCAAACTCAACGTATATAACTGACGACCATCCACTATGTCCATGGTTATGACACCCATGATCTATGCCTGGGTTCTGATACTGATACCACATGTCAGTAAACTCCACCCTTCTCTGGTCAGTGAAGTCTGCTAAGTATGGTTTAATAATATTAACTATTGTCTCACCATAAGGAGGTAGTTTCTTACTATCCTTGTCTGCATTCTTAAAGAAGTCTGTATATAAACCACCCTCTTCCTCAAAATTATCTGGACTCTCTGGTGGGAGAGCATCCATAATGATCTTCTTATTTACTTCCCAGTTACCAATCTTATAATGAATGATTGGTACCGAAAACATACTATAGACGGACATTTTTAATAAACCATTCGGCATCTACAACTGCAAGAGCCTTCTTTCTATTCTTCTTCATGAATAGTATAGGCTCGTGGTCTCCAGAGTTAGCACATGCCTGATCGTATGCATCATAGACATTTAACTTCTCTTGATTCTTACATTCTATACTAAAAGGAAACTTCTGTCTAGCATCCCTTGCCATAATAAGATCTTCACCACCTGCACCCATGCTTCTTGACTCTATATCTTCTGGGTGGACATCTCTATGCTCTATCAGTTGGTCTCTAACCCACTGCTGAAAGAGTCTTCCCTTTGCTTTCGCTGACTGAGGTCTCATAATCATCAATTACTTTTGGTACTATAGCGTACTCCATCAATTGAATGCGTCTAGTCAGTGTGTCAACAGTATCATCAGGTAGTATGGGTACTTCCCTCTGTGCTATTATCTCTCCACCATCTAACTCTTCATTCACATAATGAACTGTGCATCCAGTTACTGTGTCACTACTATCTAGGGCTTGTTCAACAGCGTGTAATCCCTTATACTTTGGTAGTAGTGATGGATGAACATTAATAATGGGGCAGTGAAACTCTGAAGGTCTCTTCAGTATTCTCATATACCCCGCTAAAACTATTAGATCCACAGACCATGCTTTAAAAAGATGCATCATCTCATCTTCTCTGTCATGCTTGATTCTTACGTGTGGGATTCCATATTTTTCTGCTCTTCTTGCTGCTCCGCAATCTTTTTTATCATGTATCATCAGCACAACTTCGTGCTTGTTACATGCAGTGATAATGTTTTCAAAGTTCGTGCCCTTTCCTGAGCACATAACGCCTATGCGTTTACGCTTTGAGGTCTGTATCATAGTTTGGCTTACCTAGAGTTTTATATTCAAGTTGCTTCTTCAGGAAGACTATCTCTTCCTCCATTTGCTTCGCTTCTGCTTCTAGTTCCTCGATGTGATCTTGGTATACTGTTAACATATGCTCCAGTTGTTCTTTTTGTAACTCTAAATCCCAGTCCATAATGGACTCCATAGTGGTATTTAGTCTTTCGTATAAGGAGGCTCCTCTTCTCCTACATAATGCTTAAACTTTTCAGTGTCAAAGTAGGATGTGTAATTCATCTTACCTTCACGCTCATCAAGTACTTCATTCAGTAGGATCTTTAGTTCCTTAACGTAAGTTTCTGTGAATAAACGACGAGGTATAATCACAGCAGGCTTGTGGTCTTGAATTTTCCCCTTGTAATTAGGGTCAACAGGAAGACTCATACCTTGAGTATCAATCTTACTCATTCCAATAACCTCTCACCTTTAGATTATGTATCTTATCATACATATCTGACATGTCAATAGGAGGCCACCAGCGTGTTGCTTTGTTACCTATCACTAACATATATGACTTGGGATAAGGGTACTTCATGACCACTCCCTCTTCAATTGTCTGACATCAGTCACACCAAACAGTGACTTACATCTATTCTCTGCGTCCTCTCTCAGATTAGATGGACACATAAACTCAACCTTCTGCAACCTATTACTTGGTAGTAATACATAGGCAGACCATTGTATATCTTTCATAGGCTCATAATAATATTGCACCAATGAGAAATCCCTTACCAAAAGAGATCCATAGTAATTGATACTCGGACAAACCAAACTTATCTTTAAACTTTTTGATCAATGGTTTCTCCCATTCAGCAATCTTATCAAAGATTAGTTTAGGATTAAAATTCCACATAAAAAATGGGGTCTATATGACCCCACTATTTATTAGACAGCAACTGCTTTGCTGTTATGCTTAACACCTCTGTAAATCAATTCTGATTTAGATGGTGCGTTGCTGTTGCGCTTGTCAGTGTCGTACTTGACACCACGATAAGTGACTTGTGCCATTGGCTTTACCTCAAGGTAGGGTGGATTAGACCCGTTCCTTCAGTCGGCTTTTGCGTCCCAGCAATGTGGTGTTTCTTCTATCACTACGCTGATCATCTCAGCTCGTGTCTCTTCTTCTATCTTAAACTCTTGCATCTTATCTAAAAGAAGCTGAGCATCGATACAAGAAAAGGTTGCTGCTATTGCTGCTAGATGAAACATGTGATGGGATGAACGTATCCGTTCCGAGTCGGCTTACTTGCGCCCCTTCTGGGGTGAACGTAATAGTATGTTAGCATACTAAGACTATTTATCAAGTTTTTTTGTCATTCTTGATACATTTCTTAATCTGACCACTCTTCCGCATACGATGAGTGGACGGCTTTCGCTGCCGTATTAGGTCTCTCTTCAGAGATCTGAGGAAAGATAAGTGGTCCCTGATACCAATTTTCGGGTCTCTCAGCGAGCCAATCGTCTTCTCTTCCGTTGTCCTTCTTCTCATTCAATTTTCTAAACCAGGTATCCCTGACTTTCCTATAAAGTCTAGAGCTTAAACCCGCTAAAGGTATTAGATTCGACATCCTGTTTAATCCCTCCAACAATGTAGGACTCTATTTCAGTTTCCTGCGGAGCATTCTGCTGACCTTTACTATTTAGCCAGTGTTCTGTCCATGGTAATGGATTATTCTTTGCAGGTATGTCGTATATAGGACTAATTCCGATAGCTTTCATACGTCTATTGGCAATCCATTCGACGTACTGTGATAGCAATCTCTCGTTAAGACCAATCATGGAACCATTCTGGAATAGGTATGAAGCCCATGCCTTCTCTTCTTCCACTGCTGCCTTAAACATTTCAATTACATTTTCTTTTTCTTCTTGTGCAATATCTTGGATGACAGGATCATCTCCTTTCTTCCACTTGTATATTATCTTTTGAGTAAGTGCAAGATGCTGACTTTCGTCTCGTGCGATGAGAGAGATAATCTTAGCGGATCCCTCCATAAGTTTGAGTTCACCAAACGCAAACGAGCAAGCGAAGCTGACATAGAATCTAATTCCTTCAAGAATGTTAACATTAATAATTGCACGGTAAAGATGACGTTTTAAATCTTTGATAGTCCACCTGTGGCTTGGTGACGACCTAGCATCAGGTGCCCACATGTTACCACTAGCGTACTGTCCAGCATACTCAATGAAATCATTGTATGCTTTTGTAACTGACTCTGCTCTCTGTATTATATTCTTGTCTTGTAAGACAGTATCAAATACATCACCAGGATCAGGATATACATTTTTTATTATGTGTGTATAAGATCTACTATGGATTTGCTCCATGAATTCCCACACACCCATGCACCCTTCCAATTCTGGAAGACTACAGTAAGGACTGAATGCCATACCAGGCCCTCTACCTTGCACTGAGTCAAGTAAGATCTGGTACTTCAGGTTACTTGTATATATGTGCTTCTGTTGCTCTGTTAAGGTTTTGTAATCACCTCTGTCCTTTTGAAGTGATACCTCTTCAGGTCTCCAGAAATATCCAAGTTGTGTTTGAGTTAACTTATCAAAATCAGGGTACTTATATTCATCGTACCTCTGTATACCAAGTGGTTTACCAAAAAACATTGGTTGTTTAGTAGTATCGACTTGCTCCGAATTGAAAACAGTTAACCCCATTTTTTATTAAACTCTTTGAATGATGATTGACAATCTGGTGGCTCTGGGTCTTTATAACCCTTCATCTTTTTCCACTTATTATGTAGAGCTCCCATCATCCATGATTGAGACAGACTCTTAGGTCCATTCTCTAGAAGATCTAACTCATACTTGCTAGAAGTATAATTTTTATACTCTTCACGCCAATTTGAATCATCATAAGGTTTGTCTGTCATAACCTACCTCCAGTAAGTGTATTCAAAAAGATTTTCCATACTGATTTGCCAACATCACCTTGAATCTCGTCAAACATATACATGTTAAGACGGAAAGCATAGTTTGCTTCAGTAATTAAAGCATTCTTCTGCTGCTCATCAAAGTTAAGACCATCTAGCACTGCTCTATACTCAGTCTTCCATGCCTTAGAGTCCTCAATACGAGGGAAGTCATAGAAGTGCAGACCTTCACCCACAGGTGGGTTGAGTGCCTTCTGAGCAATACCTTTTAGTATCTGTCCACCAGACAGGTCACCTATGTAACGAGTATAGTGGTGTGCTATTAGTAAGTATGGATCGTTCTCTGCTACCTCATTAATCCTATAACAGTATGTGTTACAGGCTTCAGAGGGTTTTGCCTTCTCTCTCCACATAGGACCATAGTAGTACCTAAGATCCCTAGTAAGGAAGGAAGTCCTGAACAGTATAGCATTCCATCGTTGCAGGTTCTTCACATAGGGGTCAGTTGATGAACTGACACACTCCTCCATCGTGCTATACACATAGTAGAAGTTACTAAGCAACTTAGCATACTCCTCTGGATCTAACACCCCCTTAAGGAATGAAGATACAAACTTAGTATTCTCTGCTGCGTTATGGGATTTCTTAGTACCCTCTTTCAATTCTTTACTAAACATTACAAGCCTCACATTCTGATTCGTCTGCTTCCATTAGATCTTCAATAAGTTTATTGATATCATTACCCTCACCTGGTCCTTCATGCCATCCTATTGGATGTGCTGGCTCATCTACATCCTTCTTAGCATCGTACGTATTCTGATAGTAAGAAGTCTTCCAACCATATTTGTATGTGGTTAGTAGATCCTGTGCCATTACTGATACAGGTACTTCATTATCAGGATAATTCTCTGGATTATATGCCCAGTTACCACTGATTGCTTGGTCAAAGAACTTCTGCATGACTGCTACAACATTTATATAACCTTCGTTACTTGGCATATCCCATAGCAATGTATAGTTATTCTTTAATGTATTATACTGTGGAACAATTTGCTTAAGAGGTCCTTTCTTTGATTTTTTAATGGACAAGTAGTCTCTAGGTGGCTCGATTCCATTGGTTGCATTTGACACAACGGAGCTGCTCTCCGAAGGCATCTGTGCGGACAATGTGCTGTGCCTGAGACCGTGGGTGGTGATAGATGTCCTAAGACTATCCCAGTCATATCTTAATTCGTTGGGTACGATGTGATCTACGTCCTTCTTATATGTATCGATGGGTAGTATTCCATCAGCATACTTTGTCCTATCAAATCCATCACATGCTCCCTTCTCTTCTGCCAACTTGTTAGATGACTTAAGTAAGTAGTATTGGAATGCTTCAGTCAACTCATGTACTAAAGTCCATGCAGCAGGATCAGCATAGTTTACATTTTGTTTTGCCAAATAATGTGCTAACCCTATGAAACCTATACCAAGAGACCTACGATACTTTGTAGACCTTTCTGCTGCTGCCACAGGGTATCCTTGATAGTCTATTAACTCTTCAAGTGCTCTGACTGACATGTCACACAACCCTTCCAAGTCATCTAGGTTTCTAATCTTACCTACATTGATAGCAGATAGTATACACAATGCTATCTCTCCATCCTCATCATCTATATGATGAATAGGATCTGTAGGTAGAGTGATCTCTTGACAGAGGTTACTCATGTATACCTGATCCTTAAAGGATGAGTGGTCATTACAGTGGTCTATATTCATAATGTATATACGACCTGTCTCTGCTCTCTCCTTAAGGAGATCTAGCAACACCTCTTGCGCTGGTACAGTAATTCGTGCCACGGATTCGTCTGATTCGTATCTTCTATAGAGACTATCAAAATCATCGGTACCAAAAGCATCATAAAGACCAGGAACGTCATGAGGTGAGAAGAGAGATATGTTTTCATTGGATATGAACCTTTCATAAAATAGTTTAGATATCTGTATACTATAGTCTAACTTTCTGACTCGGTTGTCTTCTGTTCCTTTGTTGTTTTTGAGGACGAGGATGTCTTGGATCTCTTGATGCCAAATGGGAAAGTGGACAGTAGCTGACCCTCCTCGGACACCGTTTTGCGTACAACATCTAACAGTTGACTCGAATTTTTTAAGGAAGGGAACAACACCTGTGTGTTGAACTTCTCCACCCCTGATTTTACTCCCGATCCCACGGACTCTGCCTGCGTTAATACCGATACCAGCCCTCTGTGCGACATATTTGCCAATAGCCATATCACTGCTAAAGATACTATCGAGGGTGTCATCAGCATCAACCAAAACACAAGATGCAAATTGACGAATGGGTGTTCTGACCCCTGCCATGACTGGTGTTGGGATGTTGATTCGGTGCTTGCTGATTGCGTCATAATACTTTTTAACGTACTCCAATCTGTTGTCTTTATAATTCTGAAAGAGTGTTGCAGCAATCATTATATACATCTGTTGAGGTGTCTCAAATACCTCACCACTGCTGCGATCTTGTACTAGATATTTATCTACAACCTGACGAAGACCAGCATATGTAAATATGTAATCCCTGTCATTGTCTATGTAACTATCAATCTCTACCCACTCTTCTTCAGTATACTTATCTATAATTCTCGCATCATATATTTTCTTCTCTACACAATCCTTAATGTGATCTATGAGGAATGGACGGTAGTCTGGATGGTCACCATACACAGACTTCCTTAGACCATAAGCAAGTAGTCTAGCAGCAACGTATTGATAGTTAGGATTGTCTAATGTAATCAGATCATTAGCAGACCTTACTAGAATCTCTTGTATGTCTACGGTACTAATACCATCATATAATTGAAGGTTAGAATTCATTTCGATCTGAGATTCGGAGACACCTGCTAGTCCATCGCAGGCAAACTCTACCATCCTATGAATCTTCTCAAGTTTAAGATCCTCTGTGCCTCTACCGTTACGTTTCTTTACTTGGATCTGTGTCATACTCGTTTCCATTCAGTTAATTTTATTTTTGCTTGTATACCTTGATAGGTATTTTCATTGACTAATTTCTGGGGATCTTTACCCTCTAATATCATATCATTAATATCCTTTTGTGTCACGTTTGATGGCCATATCACTACCTTTTCTCCTCTATCGATTGTGTCGGAGATTCGTTCGACGATTTGTCTGTTACGAGGTTCGTTATCATAAACCCAAATATAATCGCTCCAATTATACGACCTAGGATTAAAGTCGCTCCCAACCATCGCAACGGAATTATCCAGGAAGAGCGAGTCAATCGGTCCTTCCACGATGTAGATAGGTTTGTCTTCTTTAACATTGTTTAATCCAAATACCTTCTGCTTGTCTTCATTGAAGATGATAGTTATGTACCTCATCGTTGACCGAGGTAGAAGTGATCTACCTTGGACACCAAACCAATTACCTTCCTTGTCTATTAAGGGAATGATAATACGTCCTCTATCATTCTGGAGACTTTGAAAAGTGTTTGGTTTCTTAGAATTAATCCAAGTTTTAAACCTTTCAGTATAGTACAAAGAGGATAACTTTTCCTGTGGGATTTGTCGTTTCTCTAGGTACTCTCTCGCTGCATGTTTTATATTTAGATCAGCGATAGATTCCAAATCTGCTACCTTACTAACAAAGTTAGGCTTGGCAGATTTATACTCTGGATTAGGTGTATACCGCCCCTTACCAGTAGCACCTGACCTATACTTCTCCAGAATAAACTGGTCATGTAGGTCAGGTGCATGGTCTTTCAAGAAGTTACCAAGTGATCTACCAATGCCACAATTGTGACACTTAAAGATGTACTCAGACTTTTTGAGAAAAAAATAACCCCGAGCCTTGTTGAGGTGCTTTTGTGAATCACCACAGTAAGGACAACGGAAGTTGTATAGTCCTGATTTTACGTTCTTAAACTTATCTAGCCTTGTATTGAGGAATCGTATGTACTTGTCCTCAACGTAGTCCATGCAACCTGAGACGGGAATGAATTAATGGTAGCATCCCTCGGTGGACTTGTCAAGTTTCTTAATATAGCTTGGCCTGGTACGCTAACGAGGAAAGATATAACAGAAAGAGCACCAAAAATAGACCACATCTTCTTTTCCATTGTGCGTAGGCGGTCATCAACCTTTCTGATATCCCTCTCGCAACCTTGCTTAATAAGTTCTGTCTCTCTGGTAAGGTCTTTATGAAGACTCTCCAATTTCTGAAAGAGTATCCCATCTATCTGGTCCTGTTTGTCTAATTTCTCATTGTGAACAGCAAGTAACTCACCCATCTTCACAGAGTTGTCCTGTAGAGTGGTGACTACTTTCTCCAGTCTCTCCAGTATTGCAGTGTTAGTTGCCTCGGTCATTGATCTGTCAGTGCTCTCTGTCTCTTCTTCCAGTACCACTGAATGACTTCATTTGGATAAAGTCTCTTAACCTTTATCTTATTATGATTCTCTGGTCTGTAAATCTTTCTAAGTTGTATCTTAATCTCTGCTGGTGACTTGCCATACAGTACATACTGCTCTGCACCATCATAAGACACTAAAAAAGGCAGGTAGTTTGACTTACCATACCTATCGGCTGCATCTTCATTACATTTACTCTTCTTTTTGGTACCATACTTACGCTTCTTGACCTTCTTCTGCCCTAGCAGAGGGTCGTAACCCGCAACAGGTCCTTTAGCATCAGCAGATCCAGAGAATCCACCGTTACCAGCACTCATTGTTGGGGCATCTTCGTTCATATTTCCTCTAATAAAGAAGCAACGTCATCATCTATCTCAACCTTATCAAATATACCTACACCTATTTCAGGGATTCTGTCAAGATATTGTAGGAAGGTTTTAATTAAAGGCCAATACTCAGGCTCAAGTTTGTACATGAGCAGTGGTATAGTAGCATCACCAAATACATTAAACAATATAATAAGATGATTCAATATGAGATTCACTCGGAGGATACGAGTCTTGACATATCGTTTAAGTAACCGTTTAAGGTACTTAAACTTCTTCATATCCTCCATGAAATCATCTACGGTCACCGACTGAGGGTTATCGTAGTGTTTAATAGCGAACATCAAATAGTTTTTTTCATTAAGTGATTCAAAATGCATTACAAAACCAGTAATTATTAACTACCGAAGGTAAGAGTTGCAGCTCCGTCTGTATACTTAGTTGCAGCACCTTTACTTGTGTTTAATACACAACGATACTTGTATCCATCAAGTGCATCACTAGCAAGTGCACTGTAAGCCAGTGTTGCTGTAGTGAAGTCTGCATATGTGATACCAGTATCTAGTCCACCAGCACCACCAACGATATCTACCCAACGAGTAGTAGCGTTCTTGGTCTGACGTTGCCACTTGTAAACCTTAGTACCAGACTGATCCACTGTGAATGCAGCAACGAATGTTCCAGCACCACTAGAGGAAGTAGAGTTAGCAGGTTGTGTACCAACTGTAATAGTTTCAAGTACGTCTGCTGCGATTGTGTCGTCAGCCATATCTCCAGCATTACCAGCAGTTGCTTTCGCAGGTGCTATGTATTCTGCCTTATGACGCTCGTCACCATTGTGTGTAGTGTATGTATGATACTGCCACCAGCCTGGACCTGTGATCCCTCTGGTTTTGTTTGAAGCAATTGATTGCTCTGTAGTATCAACAAATACTAGGTCGTAACTTACACTGTCACCACCTTTAACTACATAATCAGCAACTGCCTTCGGTGCAGTACGTCTGATAGCACCTGACAAGGAACTATCTGTGCTCCCTGCATATACTTTATGTAATTCTATTGCTGTTGTACTTGTTACTTCTCGTACGAGATAGTTAACGCTATTCAAGACTAGAATGTCTCCTACGTCAACACTATCAGCTGCATTCTTGGTAACAGTAGCATCACCATTAGTGACAGCAACATCATTGCCAAACGTAGCAGCGTCTATTGTACCAAAGACTGCCATTTAATTTCTCCGTGGACGGGTTTCCTATATTTTATTTATAAGCACTAAGATTCAAGCAGTGCCTTAGCAACAGCAGCAACAAGCTCGTCATCGACTTTGTTGTCTGTCTTAGCAGCAGCCTTCTTTAGTATCTTAATAACAAAATCCTTTATTACTGAGTCCAGATCTTCTGGGATTCTATCGATAGCCTTATTAATAATGCTAATAGCGATAGGCATTAGAAAGTTAATCATGATCAACTAGAGTATAGTACTCTATGTATAAGAGTTTACTTAGGATCAGCTATATCGATCATGTACTTACTGTCATGCTCCTGAGTTAATTGAAGTAGACGCTGACGCATACGCTCTGAGATTTCTTTCTTTGCTTCGCTGTCATCTATTTCAATCTTCTTAACCTCTACTTCTTCAGTTGGATTCTGAGGTTCTACATCTCCACCTGTAGGTGTAGACTTCTTGACCTTTTGCTTGGTCTCTTTAAATGCTTGTGCTGCCTTCTCTTTAATGTCTTGAAGACTGCTTTTTATTTTTGATGAATACAATTCGGACATTAGATCCTCCTTCTTTGGGTTGACTGTGACGTTACCCTTCTTTTTGGTTTTGAGATAGCTATCCTGTGCGGACTTACCATTCTGGTTTACTTCATTAATCATGAGTCAAGCTCCGAAATGTATTCGAGCTCTGCCTCGGTGAATACACCTGTGTCTCTCAACTTGGTGACCCACTCTCGCTCCTCCTTCTTGGTCTTCTTCACTTCATGCTTCTCATAACCTTTACCATCGCCATCGTCATCCCACCAACGCTTTACCTTGCCCTTTGTCTTCTTAGACTCAGAAAGCATCTGTTGATGTAGTTCTTCGATGTCAATACCTATTACTTGTTCAGATGCTGTTTGTAATCCCATGTCTTCTGGTGCTTTGGCAGTCTTCTCACCCTTTTTACCTACGATGATGTACCTACCGTCATTTTTCTTACCAGTGATTACGAAAGAGTTGTTACCATGACGGACAACACGACCAATGTTTCTATCTTTGTCGTGCTCTCTCTTCTTTTTGTCAATGTGGTCTCTTTCAACAGGGAATCCAGCATAGCCTTCTACAATCGGCTCCCAAGTATTTAAAACTTCTACGACCTTATCCATGCCCTTCTTGAGTCTCTCGGTGGGCATGTTTGTGCCATCCTCCAAAGACTTAAGGATCTTGGTCTGCTCGTCTAATGTATATTCCATCAGAGCAGTTGATACTAGCATTTCTAATGTCATTTTCTCTATCCTAAAAGAAAGGTTTAAGTTTCTACGAAATTATTTAGGTGCGACTGCATTTCCACGAATCTCAGCATTAAAGTCACTGAACCTCTTGACTCCTTGACCAGGTGTCATATTTTGAAGTGCTATTCTATATGTATCAGTGCCAATCTTCCAATCGTTACCGCTACCATCATCTGCTGAGTAGTTTGATTGATCCTTAGAGGTATCTGCAGCCTTCTTCTGGACATCACTTAATTGTCCACCGTCATCCTCTTCAGATAATTCAGTTACATGTCTTAACCAGGCACGTAATTCAATATTCTTTTCGTCTTTCATAATGATATAGTTTGTACCACGATGTACCACATGTCCTCTAAGACCTGTGTCATCATGCTCTACTAATGCTCCTACCTTAAAGATCTGGTTAAGCATATAGAAATCTCTGAATGAATCATAGTCTAGTTTAGGTGCATACTCCCAGACAGATTCCTTTTTGGTAGTCTTCTTCTTACTCTCCTTCTTAGGTGGTGTCATACCTGTAATGACATCCTTCATCAGGAGTTTACTGTGCTTCTTGGACGTACCCTTTGGCATTCCAGCATGGAATGAGTCATGGTCATCAGCAGAAGCATGCTTTCTCTGTCCAGATGCACTTAGCTTCTCGACTGGATCCTCTGAATTTGGATCTCGCTTACCAGCAGACTTGATATTAATACTTTTGAAATCATAATGGATTCCATTGTATTTGTTAGTGATCTTCTCGAATTCTTTGACACGATCATCTCCTACTACCATAGTCACATGCTCTTTACCCTCGTCATTTATATCACGGAGGATGTCAAACACATTACGTTGACCTTCATTGTTTTGTATTGCGTCCTTATGTCCTTTGAACATCTTACGCATGTGATCAACCTTCTGTTGAGCACCTAGAGGATTCTTCTTATGATCCTGAGACCTAGAAGGATAGATTCTATAGTTACCTGAGTCACCACCATGAGCCTTCACAGCATCAAGTAGCTTACCATGACCTGCATGTGGTGGATTAAACCTACCAAATGTTATAGCCACATGGTTGTCTGCCTCTTGTGCTTCTTTCTTCTTTTCAGCAGGGGTCTTACCCTTTGCTGTAGCTTCTCTTAGGAATTGTGTAAAATTCATTAACCCCAGTCCTTTGCAACAGTGAAGTTAGCCCTAGAAAATTCTAGTCTATCAACGAGTTTGAGTGCAGCACCTTCTTTAATAGCAACGAATCCTTCTGGAGCCGTTGCTCGGTAACCACTCTCATCTTCAATGAAGGTACCGACCCCTTCAATCTTATTAAGTTTATTAATGATCAGTACCTTAGCATCCATCAGGTTTTTAAACCCATCAAGTGCTGAGAACATCACAGATTTATTAGTATTTAGGTATTTAATACTCTTGTCTTTCCTTTCTTCCCACATTTTCTTAGACTTAGCAGTCTTCTTCTTAGCAATCTCCTTCTGATATCTATCCTCTACAAAAACAGAGAAACCCTTTGCCATTTGCTGAGATGTAGTTGGTATCTTACCACCTCTGATCACTTGGTTAAAGTATATCTTAAAGAGTGCATTGTGTGCGAAGGTACCACTCTCATTCTGAATGGTATTAAGGAACCTAGCACCTGCTCTAAGGTTACGCTTGGCAGAACCGATAGTCCTTTCAACCGTTGCCTTCTCAGTACTACTTAGGTTTGCTAGTCCATTGACATTGGTAAACTCAGAAGAGAATACTGCAACATCCTTGACCCCTTGTAAATGATTGACGTTAGCACCAAATGATGCTGCCATCTCAGCAACTGAGTCACCACCCTTATAGGTGGTATGGAATACTATACCTAACTTAGAGTTTCCTACCTTCTTACCCATGACAGTATTAGACTCAACACAGTACGTGATAGTGTTGGGTTTAAACTTATAGCATGGTTTACCACACATGATCACCTTAGATGGTGTCTCTGTGTATAGAAGGTCTCCTTGGATGACTCCCTCAATAGGTAGTTTAATTAACTGATTATAACATTGCTTAAGAATCTTATTCAAGACTCCTTCGTAATGTATATCTATCATCTCTTCATTGTACCCTATCTTAGGATCAGTCTTATTAAAGACTGACTTAGTACCAACGAAAAACATACCTGTTGAAGGATCTCTTCCACATATAATGGCAGGTGCACCATCCCATTTGACAGTCACCTTAGTATCATTACCACCGTGTCCAGTGGTAAGCATATGCTTTAGAGACTCTAGAAAGTTGACAGCATTATTCGCACCAGCATATCCCTGGTTAAAGATATCATCTTCTAGGTGCTCTAGGTGTGTATTCTTTGCCATGGTTGAAATAGTTAAAGGGAGTCAACCCATCCTAATTGATTCGGACTTCCCTTTGTATTTATTATAGCAAGAGACACGTCCTCTGGGGGTTTTAGTGGACAGTTATTATAGTGGTTGCTTTACCAGTGCTTTAAATTCCTTAGTCATACCAGCAAAGAACTGAGGATAGGCAGCGAAGTCACCCTTGTACCTCAATTCTATGTCCAGTATGGGTGTCTTACCTTTACTCAATGTAAAGAATACCTTAGCAGCATTCCTTCTGAATGTATCTTCTTTATTCAATGTAATAGTAGTAGGTTCTTTCTTGAGTCTTATGATAGCAATCATAATACTACTGAGGGTGGCAGTGTTTGCTTGTTGTACTGATGGGATTAGATCATTATCCACTGACCCTACACCCTCACACAATAAGAATTCAAACTCTTTATTCTTCCACAGTTCAAGAGGAAACTCATCATACATCTCTAGTTTCAATACCCTATTAAGCATAGTGTCTGCTAGGGTCTCCTTTACCTTAGGCTCATTCATTATATCAAGGAACCCTTGGTACAGACCATTTAATTTACCACCCGTACTCTGTAGTTTCTCGTTAACATGCTTTCTAAACTCATCCTGTTTACCTTTAGCACCTTTCTTTATTATACCATCAGCATCTGCTAGATCTTGATCACTCTTAAGGTTTATAAGGAATATATTCTCAGACGTACCATCACTCTTCTTTCTTGCTACCTTCATGTTCCATAGTATCTCAGCATCAGAATCACTGGTCAATGGATTCAATGATGATAGTCCTCTGCTCTTCATAGAAGGAGAGCTAGCAAATCCATAGAGAGGACCACCCCTTGTACATGCTTCCTTTATAACATTAGCAAACCATCTAACCCTATGCTTCTGTATCTTATCCTTTGCACCCTCAAGACCATCAGCTTTAATGTATGCAGAGAATGCATTGTTAATTAAGGTAGGACTCTGTGCTGTTGAAGTGGGTTTCTTCTTCAGTGATACTCCTACATAAGTCTTACCGTACTTTAGTATGACATCACTAGAGTTATAGTCTGCCATACCAACATGCTTCAACTTAAATGCTGCTACATCACTGTGCCACTTATTACCTGTCAAATATACTTTATCTGGTACACCTTTGGTACCTCTTGCACCCAACACAGCAGAGGATGCTGCTGCTAGGTCAGAATATATTGCTTTAATCTTATCAGCAGCCTTACCGTCCAAGTCCACTGCCTTAAGCATACCATTCTTAGTAGCATTACCAGCAGCATCTAGCACTTTATCTCCTGCTAGATTAGACACTGCTTGTGTCATTAATTCTTGAAATTTAGATTGATCGCCAGATGCAGCAGTTATCGTTGACTTATCAATGAGTGCTAGACCTGCAAACAGTCCTTCCGACGGTTCGTAAGCCATAAAAAAGAGGGTCTATTCCAGTACCCTCTTATTTATTAATGTAGGAGGTTGGATTCCTGTGTACCAACAAAGAACGGGCATTACTACAGTAGTAAATTTTACGTCCTTGCCTGAGACCCGACTGGTAAGTCGATTCACCTTTCGGTGCAGCACCACCTGTGTCTCATCACCTTATCCAGC